TCAAACAGGCTAGAGGTAATTCCATCAAAGAATTCTTTTATACCTGCAGTCTCAATTAAGGATGTAACAAATGCGTCAATGAAGGTGTCAACAACAGTTGAGGAGAATGTATCAGCAAAAGCCATAATACCACCTTCAAGATCACCCTCTTTGAAGATCTTTCCTAGACCCTCTCTTAGACCATCTCTGAACCCATCAAATAGCCTCTGAGAAGTAGACAGCATAGAGTCGAGTCTAGTTTGAGCGCTAGAAAGCTCATTGTTAGCTTTCGCAATCTCTTCCGTATTGTCAGCGCTTATGAGACCACGCTCACGAATGATACGGTTGATCTCTCTTTGGAGTTCTATTGCTCCAGCGCCACCACCAAGCACTTCAGGGCTAAACCCTGCGGCCTCTGCTGAGTTAACATTACCACCAGACAGGATTTTCTCTATTTCAGCTTCCTGATTCCTGATAATATCAAGCTGTTGTTTACGAAGGCCAACATTGGTAAGAGCAGAGTTGTTAATACGCTTTTCTGCTGCTTCGATCTTCTTGAGCGAGGAGAAGAGTGAGTTAGTTTCTCCACCAGTTAGGCCGATTAATCCTTCTATTGTTAGACCAATATCACTTAGCAGTCTTTGAATAGGAGTATTGGTAGTACCACCGCCACCACCATCGCCACCGCCATTGCTAGTATTCAGACCCCCACTAGAGATAGCATCGGAAAGAGCCTTCCCTCTTTTCTTCAACTTTTCGATTTCTTTGTCAATAGTTGTATCATCAACTTCGCCACCTGCTGCAAGAGTATTGCGAGCAAATGCAGCTGACAAGAACCCAGAAGCGATTCTACCAAGATTAGAAATAAGGCTATCCGGAGCATTAAGAAGTTTATCAGCATCAATTGAGATGCCTTTCAGGGTGAGAGCAGAATTAATAACTTCAATGATCTGATCACGAGTAGCTTCGCCCTTAGCAAGGTCTTCTGAGAACAACTGGATATTAGCGGATTGAGAAAGCAGGCCAAGTATTTTACTAAGCTCAGCCTCATCTTGCTTAAGACTTGCAAACAGTCTAGCATTCTCATTAGTCACAACCGGCAGAGCACCAATTGCTTCCATTTGCTCTCTAACGTTCTCAAGCTCAGTTAGAGTTGATGAGATATCAGAGAACCCACCAAGGCTGATCTTAGTTGTCTCTATGCCTTCTTGGACACCAAAACTAGTGGCATCACTAGCAATCTGAGCGATCTTAGCGGGATCAATAATATCACCGACTTCGTCCGCTAGTCTTGTAAAGTTTGCTTGAGCAGATCCATCTCGTAGTGCACTTGTAATAGTCTGTTCTAGGCTTGTTTCGGCCTCAGCCAAGAAGGATCTAGCTCTAGCAACATCACCATCGGTAGCGTCTCCAGCTTGTCTTCTAGCAAGGGTATCTTCTAGATTTCCTCTTCCCGCTAGAGCAGATGAGAACGCATCAGAGATAAGCTTAGACTCTGAAGTAGAAATTAGAGATCTGTTACCAAGAGTATTTAGGCTCTGGTCCTCAAGTGCTCTTACAGCATTCTCAAAGTTTTCAGTTGCTCTTTGTCTAGCAACAAGCTCAGGGTTCCTACGAGCGGCTTCACCAAAGTTTGAACGAGCATCTCTAACATTACGATCCCTAATAAGCCCAAGAATAGGGTTAATATAATTACCCTTCAGCGGGTTAAATGTCGCATTACCAAATCGTTCTTCCGAAAGGGCAACAATCAGTTCATTGATAGAGTTGGTAAACTCTGTTGAGAACTCAGAAGGGTCTCTGTTGGCAATACCACCTAGGAGGGCGGCAATATCTTCTCCAAACAGAGATTCTATTTGCTCCGGTGTTTGGTTTATCTGAAGGGCAGAAGCAAATCTAGTTAGACCTTCCGCTGTAACAGGTCCTTCCCCAAGTGTCTCTGCAATGTTAGCAAGAATGTCACTTTGTTTAGAGAAGTCTGATTGTTCCCCACCAAGGAATACGGTAATATCGCTAAGAAGATTTCTGAAATCAGCGAAGCCCGGTCTATTTTGAACACCTAGAGCTGCGGTAACCCCTGTATCTCTGTTAGCTGCCTCATCTGCTGCTTTATCAATAGCGGCAGTAGTTCTATCTTGAGCGGCCTCAAGACGGCTTGTAGTCTCTGCTGTAGCACTACCATAAGTTAGAATTTCTTGGTTGTACTTGATCTGGATAGCCTCAAGACTATTAACAGAGTCAATGATCTTACCTGCTGAAACATCACTAAGAGCTTGGAAGTTAAGAGTTTCAATACTCTCTTTGTTTCTTCTATTCTCAAATGCATTACGACCAAATTGACCGCGAGCAGCAATGGTACGAGACGTAGAACGAACATCAACCGCATTAGAAACTGTAGCTTCGTTTAAAAGGCCAAGCTTACGTCTAGCGTAGTTTATTTGGCTATCAAACTTCTCCCTGAAGGTATCTCCTTCACCAAAGATAAGTGTATAGGCAATACCGCCAACTACAACTGCAGCTGTGATAATGGCAATAATCTTAAATGCTAAGGTAGCAACCACACCTTTAAGAAGAGTAGGAATAGCTAAGAGCGCCCGGCTAAGTAACCCAAGGATAGCAGAACCAAAGCTTTTGGCTGTATCAATAGCAAAACCAAGACCAAGTTTTCTTCCAGCAAGAGTTACCGCCTGCTCTACAATACCGGCAGCAGCAATAGCACCAATAAGAGCAGCAACAGTGGTAGCGCCCTCGTTTGCTCCAGCGCCAGAACCGGCAGAAGCAATACCTGCACCGGCAACAAGAGCAGCAATAGACGCAGCACCAACCTTACCGAAAGAACCCATACTACGAGTAGCGCGCCTTAGTAAGATAGGAAGACTAGAGAAGATAGCTTGCATCCTAGCTAGTGCTGGAGCTGCAAGGTTCTGTACGATACCACCCATAGCGGCAATAGCAGGAATAGCGTTTGTACGAACAGCATTACCAAATGCGTTAACTTTTGCTTTAAGATTATTTTTGCTAAAGGCATCAAAGAAGGGTTGGAACACCGGGTTAAGTACAGTACCCCCACCACGTCCTCGACGGCTAGAACCACGGCCTGCTCTCTGACCCTGAGTAGTACCAAGAGAGAAGAGACCAACAAGTCTACTTTTAAGAGTCCTACGTTGGGATACACCTAAGAGACCATCAACAAAGGTTTGACCTAGGGCTGCAGCCGCTAAGATACCTTTAAAGGTCTTAGGAAACAGTAAAGCAAAAGAAGCGATAAATGCTATAGACCCTGCAATACCTGCTTCCTTGAACAGACCTATAAGGCCTGCACCCAGAGCGGACACAAGTCCAGAGATGATAGCAGGAAGCGCTGTCACAATTTGTTTGATAGCTTCCCCAATTACCTCACCTACCATCGAACCAAAGGCAGCAAAGACCTTTGGTGATCCTACGGCTTCAACAAGATTAGCAACAAGAACCGCTAGGAACACTGGGCCAATTTTATTAGCAATTTTGCCAAAGGCTTTAGTGATAGTCCCTGTACTAAAAACAAGGGTAAACGCTGCTAGGATAGCTGTAGTAAAGGTCTTTCTAATCTCAGGGGCAAGACTTCTGATTGCATCGACACCTCTAGAGAATCCCCCAGAAACAGCATCGATAATAGTTTGCCTGATCGATTGAATACTTTGAGCGGTGGCAGTTAGGTCAATATCAAAGTTTAACCTCTCCCGACCAGCACTGTAGATAGCTTTAAAGGCACTAGTAACGTCATTAGCGAATGATTTTACTTTATTGAGAACAACCGGGAGATATTTATCTGCTAGGTTGGCAATACCCTCCATTGTATCTGTCCAGTAAGAATTACCAACAACTTTTTCATAGATATTAAAGAAGAATTCAATTACGTCTGAAGCAAAGTCTCTCACAACTCTAGCTGCATCACCTAGGTAAATAACAGCGAAGTCTCTAACATTTCTGAAAGTTCGTTCTAAGAACTGGAATGCGGAGGTATCACCTAGTCTGTTGAATTGGTCCTTTATAAAGTCTATTGAGCTACCAAAGTTGTTTTCTATGATATCAGAGATGGTTCTCATAGACACTCTGGCAGCATCTATCATACCTTTATAAATGCCTTCTAGTCCTTCTAGTCCTCTATACAGGCTAGAGATATCAAAAGAAGACAGAGACTTTTTCATTACCCCTAAACCAGAAACAAAGTCTTTAACAACCCTACCGATTATCTTTGGGATCTCTGCTAGTCTATCTCTCCATTCTACTACGGAAGCAACAATAGATTCTCTGTTACCAGCAATAGCATTTGTTAACCCAGAAATTTTATTTGTAAATGAACTAGTAATTCCTAGCGCTTTAGATAGGTCAGCAGTAAGTCTACCTACTTGGTCCCCGAGAAGAACAAATGCTTTACCAGAAGTAAGCTCAATGTTCTCAAACTCTTTAGCGACAGCCTCAGACTGTCCAAGCAGGGCCGAGAATACAACATCAGAAGTCAGTTTACCATCAGCCGCAAGACCACGAAGCGCACCGCGAGCTACACCCATGTTATCCGCGATGGCCGTAGCGACACGAGGTAGCTGCTCTAGCACCGAGTTAAGCTCTTCACCCCTCAGTGTACCAGAAGACAGACCCTGCCCTAGCTGTACCATAGCAGCCCTCTGTGACTCTACAGAACCACCAGAGATAGCAGCGGCTTGGTTTAGCGTGATAATAGACCTATTAATGTCCTGAACTGACCTGCCAGTACCCTTTAGGGATTGTCCCATACGGTTAAAGGCTTGGGCGGTGGATTGTACAGGGGCTTTAGTCTGTAAAGAAATCCTGTAGATCTTATCCATCTGTTTAGCTAGTTCTTCACCACGACCAACAACCAGAGCAACTTGGTTCTCCATGTCAACAAAGTTATCTGTTGCCCGGTTAATACCTCTTGTAAGAGCTGTACCGGCGAATGCGGCAGCAATACCAGTGGCTAGCCTTGCAATGTTCTTTGTAGCACTAGCGGCGGTGTTTCCAACGCTCTTAAAGTCACCGTTTAGTCTGCGGATATCTTGACGTGCTTTAGCAGTGTCAGCCGTAACGCGAATACGGACGCCGCGCCCCGGTCCTGTGGGTAATACCATTATCCTTCTCCTCTACGTTACGGATTAAATAGCCCTAGACAGTCCCTAATATTGGAGGGGCCATCTAGGGCTTACACTTAAATAAGTTTTGATGTTTGAAGAACTCTCTCGATAAAGAAAGCTGGGGCCTGGTTTGATCCGCCTTGGTTAAGATAGGTAATGTAAGGAGCATCGTTAGTAATTTGACCACCGATACGGAAAA